ATCGTTGTGAATGACCGTATGCGTTCCCGTTTCTACATCTTTGAACACTACAATCCAGTCAAAGGCAAAAACCTCAACATCATATACAATCAGTCTCATACGCACCCTCCACAACAACCGTGAGGAATATTCTCATTGATACATTCCTCGATTTCCTTTCGGAGCGGTTCTAAATCTTCCGGGGGGTCGATAGACCAGCGTCCGTTCTCAATGTGTGCGTTCCAGTCATTGTCAAACCAAACCGTACCGCCAGATTGTAAACAGTGACGAGAAAACTCTCGCACCTGTCCGTTGATTTTCAAAACCAACTGCCCTGTGCATAAGTTCGGGTATGCACCGTCATAGGAAACAAATTCAACCATGTTTCACCCTCCTCTCGTCACAAAGTAACAACCGTTCTTTCGGTAGGTCGTACACCGCTTTTTATAAGACTTCACGAGATATGGAATGTTATCTACAAAGTCATAGGCGATAGCGTCCTCTTTACCTGCAAAGGTACGGGCGATTCTGCCGATACTCTGTGTGATAACCGCGTAATCGTTCTTGGGTGTTGCCAAGAACAACCGCTCCAACCGAGGAATATCCAACCCCTCTTTTGCGAGGGAGTAAGTAGCGAACAGGTACTTCTTTTTGCCGCTTCGCATATCCTCAATCGCAAGCTCTCGTTCAGCCTTTCCTTTTTTTGTTGTCATATTGCCGCTCACCATTACGGCATTTTCCCTCATGCTTCGAGGGAGAGCGTTCATAAGACGCTCAAGGTGTTCCAGTCTGTCAGACAGGATAAGACAGGAATGTTCGGACTCTGCCACAATCCATGACGCTATGAACGCTACACGGTGATTATCGTTGCACAGATAGGAAATGAGCTTGGTGTAATTCAGCGTACCGTCCGAGTTCAGACATTCACGGCTGAGTTCCACCCCTGTTCCGACAGGTGTAATACCGACCTGCATGATTTTGTCTCCTACAGCTTCATCGGGAACGGTGTAGACCACATGACCGAGTAGGGCATAGGTGGCTTCAATCATTCCGTCAGAGCGGTGTACCGTAGCCGAGAGACCGATTTTATGTCGGGCTGACAGGTTATTCAGAACCTTATAGAACTGCGTCATAGCGGTGGGTGTCCCCGCTACGCGGTGGCACTCGTCCACGATAATCACATCGAAAAAGTCCTTGTATTGTGTGAGGTCAAGTTTGCACATCGTTTGGATAGTAGCGAATGTGATACCCTTACCGATATTGACCTTTCCCTCTGTGATAGTCCCGATAAGGTCAGAGTCCATATACAGTTCTGCACGGGTCTTACTCTGCCGTAACAGGTCAAGTGTGTGGGTGAGCCATAAGGCGCGTTTTCCGAAACGCTTCACAAGAGCAATCCCCATCTGCGTTTTTCCGCTACCCGCCGCGCTTTGCAAGATACCGTATTTCGCGGCGTACAGTGCGTCCACAGCGGTCTTTTGGTAATCGTAGAGCGGAATATCCACCCCGCCATAAGACACACCCACGGGGTCGGAAAACGCGCTCTGAAAGGTGCTTTCCAGTGCAATACAATCCGGCAGGTTTCGGAGTGTTCCAAACGGCAAAATCAGTGTATCTCCGCGCCGTTCATACAAGGTTAGTGTCGGGGGTGTATTTCCGAGCCAAAAGTGCATACGGGCTTTCTTGGCATATTCGGGGTTCGTAATCGTGAGGTTGTGCTTGCACCACATCAATGCGTCCTGCGTAGGGTTCTCGATGGTGAGGACATTTGATACAGTTACATTCATTTGTCTGCCACCAACCATTCCTCAAATGTCAGCGCAAAGCGTTGGAACAGTTCCTCCGGCAGGTTTTTTGAAACCATGCTGTCAAGTCTGCTCAGAGTAATCATGTAAATGTTTTCTCCGAACTTCACCGCAAACCAACCCTCGCCGTTAAGACATTCCCGCCACAGTGTCATAGCCATTCGCTGATTGTCCTCAATGCGAGACACACTGAATACCTTGCCGGAACAGACCTTGCAGTCAATGAGGTACGGAACACCGTTTTTCACTGCAACAACATCTGCGGGTTGCCCTGCCGCGTTCTGTGCGAGATTGTGAACCCAATAACCGTTTTGGAACAGCTTTTCGCAGAACTCCGCTTCAAAGCCATTACCGATTTTCTTATTACTCACGGCACACCTCCCGAATGTCCTCTAACTTTTCACGGAGGTTTTCGTTCTGTACGGTAAGCTCATCAATCTGTCCGTTGTAGGAATCCTCGATTTCCTCAATCATATCGCGGAAATATTGAACCGCTTCATAACCCATGTACCGTTCGAGCAGATATTCAAAATCCTGTCGATTGAACAAGGTTTCAACTTTTTTATCCAACAGTTCAATTACTCTTTGCATTTTGAAGCACCTCCTCGTAGTTTTGCATGAGACCGAGAATCGTGTTGGAATAGGTAATTTCCTTGACTCCGTTCTCCCATGCTTTTCGCGCACCGTAGTCACCCATGTTGTAAGCCATCAGAGCTTTTGTTAG